TTACAGGATGATATCGAACTTCAAGGGAGGAGACTGACCAGCCGCACCCACCTGGATGATGGCAACGCCAACCGTGCTGATATCGGCGGTCATAAACGGCTCCATTTCTGTTGCATCCAGAACGATCCGCGGCTCCGCTGTTTCCCTAAAAACCGGTCCCGGCAGGACATCCGCAGACAGTTCAACACGATATTTCTCCGATTCCTCGGCCAGGGGGACTTCCACATGATCGGACCAGATCGTTCCTGCCCGCGACCGGCGCGTCCAGCGTATCTCCAGGGCCCCGCCATCCAGAAATTGCCAGGCGGGATGCACCGGGGACCAGGGCATCAGGGCGCGGCCGGGTGAGTCGATCGCCGCCGAAACGGCAACCGGATCATCCCGGCCCAGCGCGAGCACGGCGACCGGCGCAAAGGGCGCGTAATAGGCAGGGGCAATTTCCAGCATCGATGCCCCGTCCAGCAACACAAAATCCTCATTGGGACCATGGCCGGTGATTTCATTTTCCGTACCGCCCAGCCCGCGCATCAACCGGGATAGGCGAAACCGGCCCGGCGCCAACGGCACCGCCTTCGCGAACTGAACAAGCTCTTTCCCAAGAAGCGCGATATTGCTGCCGGCCAGCAGTTGCGAAACATCGGCATGGCCCAGCGTCATCGCCGAATGGCGCAAATCCACATCGACATGACTGATCTCGTCGATCAGCGCGGGATTGGCCGCGGCGAGCGCGCCCAGACTCCTGCCGATCACGCTGGGCGCCGGTATCTGGCCGATAAAGCTCCCTGCTTCCCCGTCGGCTCCGGACGCAAAAAGCTGCGCTTTGCGCCATCCCGCATCTCCCGCTGCCGCTGCATAGAGCCTGGCCGAATCCGACACCGTCGTCGGCGCATCGATGGCGAATGGCAGGTCCACCAGAACCAGACGGGTCAGGCCGGCGCGCTGATCGGGATTTGCGACGATTCTGCCCTGATCCGGTTCGATCCCGGCAAGATCTCTGTCCTGTCTCGCCCGCATCAGCGAAAGCTGCACGAAGCCGCCGCCTATTTCGCATTCCCGGACGCGCCAGAGCCCGGCGATGCCGCCAAATTCTGCAAGCATGCCCGGTCGGCACAGTCGGCTGTCCAGCGGCAGCGCCAGCTGCAGGGTAGAACGTTCCTCATATTCGGACCACAGACGGTCTGCCGCAATTTTTCTGGCCTGCCCGGCGACCATCGTCGCAGGAAAATCCCGCATGACAGCAATCCGCCCGCCGCCAGGGCGAAAGGCCGACTGTATACCGGACTGATAGTCGCGCGCCGGGTCATAATAGCGGATCGACATTTGCCTGGGTACCGCGGAAATCGATGCCGTGCGCCTTGTCGGGGGCGCAATGTCCTGCTGTCCCGCAGTGCGAAGAAAATCTCCCTCCAGCGTCAGCGCGGAGCCGGGCTCTGCAACAGAAGGCACAACCGCGCCGATCCGGTCCATGCTGCGGGGATCGGACGAAAAGGACAGCGCGATGGACTCGCTCAGCAAGCGCAGCGCCGCCTTCCGGTCCTCGCCACCCACCGCGAAGCCGGTCACTGCATCGCCCGGTTCCATGGCTATCCGCTCGCCCGATATGTCCGCGACAAGGTCCGCAAAGCTTATCGCGCCATCGTCGGCTATCAGTTCGAAGGTCAGCGACGGAATCCGGTTGCCATAATCGGTCAGGTCCATATCCTCGAACACCGCTAGCGCCAGCCCGCGATAGGCCGGTGTGCTGCCCCCTGCTTCGGCGCTGGCCATCAGCCCGTCCACCGGCTGATCCTCCCCGCCGCGATAGAAGGCAAAGCCCGTTTCGGTCTTGAAATCGCCGGCAGCACCACGGAAGATTTTCCCGTCCGCCCAGATCCGCCCGATAGCGCTGATCCGCCGGCTCGACAGCGCGACCGCGAAACTGGCGGAATAGCTGTAAATGGTCGTGCTCGGTCTTCCCTTGCCGCCGCCTTCCCGGCTGCGGCTTTCCTTCAGGTCCGTCGCCCAGATCACGGTGCCAGCGACCCGCATCCTGCCGAAAATCCGCGGTATCTGCGTACCGTAGCTGGACGTCTGGATCGCCAGTTCCTGCAGCCGCGGGCCCTCGCGCCCCTTGGGACGGACCAGGATATTCTGATCGAACTGCTGGCCGATGATGGAGCCGATCGCGCCGCCAATCGGCCCGCCGATCGCGGACCCGACGGCGGTCAATACCAGTGTCGCCATTCAATCCTCCGCCAGCCTGAAAATTGCGGCAATCGGCCAGGGCGCTGCCCCCGGACTATAGACCACCTTGCCAAGCCCGGCGTGGGCGTGGACAAAGCCCTCTCCGGCGCGGATCAGGAAATGCCACTGCACCGGACTGGGCCGCGCCAGAATGATGTCGCCCTCGCACAATGCGCTGTCCGGCGGGAATCGTTCGAACCCTGCCTCCGCCATGAAGGCCGCAATCGCCGGCTCGGACCCGCCCCGGATTGAATAGCCATTGGGCACGTCGCAATTCGGGGAAGGTCTCTTTCAATTGTTTCAGTTGTTCGATGCCAAGCGGATTCTGATTAAGGTGACCGGGTGCATGCTCCGAGAAGAGAGCAAATATCGCGACCAGTTCTGCCGGCGTGGACTTCCAGAATTGATCGGCTGTCCAACCGAATGTCGCTGGCAAGAGGCCTGCCAGATTTCTGGCAATTGTCGCAAAATGGCAGTGCCCCTGCGAAGGCAGGGGCCCATCTCCAGAAGGTGCGTCAGCCGAGGCAGCGGGAGATGGACTCCCGCCTTCGCGGGAGAACGGCTCACCTCTCACCCCTCCCCCACCCCCGACAAAATTTGCCTGAGCAAGATCTTCAGCGCCGGCGTCACCCCGGCCAGCCCGAGCGCCATCATCCCCTCGCCCAGCTGATCCCGCGTCAGACCCTCCGGCCGATCCCGCACCACATGCCAGAACAGGGTCACAATCTCCGCCAGCAACAGCCGCCCGCCAGCGGCCCGCTCGACCAGATCGAAAAGCGACCCCAATTCCTCTTCCGCCGCCACCAGCACCGCAAAAGTGGGCCGCAGCACGAGCCGCTTGCCGTCAATGACCAGCTCCGCCTCGCCGCGCAGGCGATTGGCCGGCTCAGACATGGACCACCGGCCCGGAACTCTCCAGGCTCAGCGTATAGCTCCGCTCGCCATTATAATCCCCGCTATAGTCCAGCCGGGCGACCAGAAAATCGCCCCGCATCCGCTCGCCGCCCTCGAAGCTGAGCTCGTAGCTGTCGATAATCCCGCCGAGCGCGTGATTCTTAATCCGCATCTCCGCCTCCGACCCGGTGAACACCCCGGCCCCGGATACCGAAACCGACCGGATCCCCGCGCCGGACAACAGCTGCCGCCAGCCGCCGCTGTCCTTGCTGGTGATCGCCACCGGCTCGCCATTGACCGTCATCTGCGTCGTCCTCAGCCCGGCGACCGTGCTGTACGCCACCGGACTGCCGCCATCGCCGATCTTGAGGAGAAAGGCGCTGCCCTTTTCTGCTGCCATATTCTGGTTCCTTTATGAGTTTAGTGCCCCTGCGCAGGCAGGGGCCCATCTCGTGCCGCTCGAACGGGGCACAAAATATCGATTGCTCCCGATCGCCAGATCAGGAGATGACCCCCCGCCTGCGCGGGGGCACTAGTTTCTCAAAACCTTCGCCCGATATTCCACCAGCCCGCTCCACGGCCCCGCCGCCCGCCGCAAAATCCGCGTGCGCCGAAAATCAAACGTAACAATCTGCCACCCCGCCGGATCCTCCAGCCCCTCCTCCAGCGCTTCTTCAACCAGCGCCATCAGCCGGTGCACGCGCGCCGCTGTCTCACCGTCATCATATATGGTCAGCGCCAGACTGAGCTCACGCCCGACCCCGCCTTTATGGCTCCAGTCGAGCGACCCCCCCGTCGCCAACGCAATATAAGGAAATTTCGCGCGTGCCGGCGGCCCGTCGAATATCCCGCTGATCAGGTCGATCAGCGCCGCATGTGCCTGCAGCCGAGCAACCAGCTGCCGCTGCACCCCTTCCAGCGGCCCGCTCACCGGACCGCCCGCAGCAGAAAGGGAATATCGCGCAGGCTGCTGTCCGCCAGCAACCGCGTCTTCAGCCGCCGCCCGGTCAGCACGATCCCCTCGCCGGCTTCGCTAATCCCCACATCACCCGGCAATTCCGCCGCCAGCACCGCCGCGATCTCGACCTTCACCCTCGCCAGCCGCCGTTCGGCCAGCGCCTCGCCTCGCTTCCGCAACCGATCCATCATCGTCTTTCCTCCGCCAGCAATATGGTCTTCGGAATCAGCCGATACTCCAGCACCACACTCGATATCGTCATCACCCGCTCGCCCCAGAGTAGCCGGTCCCCCGGCCGGATCGCCCGGGTTTCGCGCAAGACAAACCGCCAGCGCGGCAGCGCCGACCGGCTCTCCGCTTCGCTCTCCCGGCCCCCGTGCAGCGCCTCCGCCGCTGCCCAATATTCGCCAACTGGGTCAAATTGTGCTTCCGCCGAACCCAGCGCATCGCGCCCGGCGCTCTGCCGCTCGATCACGATCCGCTCGCGCAGAACCCCGGAAAATTCCCGTCCCATCACGCCACCCGCATCCGCCGAAAGGGTCGCCACAGCGCGGTCACCACCCGCGGCGGTCCGGCCACATCGACGCCATCGCGATTGGCATAAAGATAACCCGCCAGCCGCACGATCCCCTGGCGCAGCCCCGCCGGCAGCCCGTCCCAGTCCGCCGCCAGCCCGCAACTATATTTCACCCGTATGCGCGAGGCATCGCTCTCCTCGCGCAGCCGCACCCAGCCCTGCCCCTCGCTGTCGATATCGATCGCATAGTCTTCGACGCCCAACAGCGCCGCAGTCCCGTCCGCCTCCACCGTCTCGAACGAGACAATCGCCTGCACCGGCAGCCGCTTCAGCTTCTGCCAGGCCTGCCACGCCGGCAGGATATCGGTCACCGTCCGCACGATCAGCATCTGGCCGACAAAATCCTCGCACAGCCCGGCGGCGCTGCGCAGGAACATATCGATCGCCGCGTCATCGACATCATGGTCGATCCGCACAAAGGCCTTCACCTCGGCGATCAGCGCGGCCGGCAGATCCGGCCAGTCTGCAAGGGGGAAGCTCACGGTCGCGGCATCCTTTCATTGAATTTTCAGGAAAATTGCGCCCGTGCCGGCGGGAGAAGGGGAGCAACCGGCACGGACGCGCTGCGCCGAAGCGCAGCAAGGGGGCTTCAGGAAGCGCTGAACTGCATCAGCTTGATCGCTTCCGAATTCATCAGCTGCCCGCCCACGCGCCTGGTCGCGTAGAAATGGACAAACGGCTTGTTGGTAAACGGATCGCGCAAAATATGCGTCGCCCGCCGCTCGGCGATCAGATAGCCGGCGCGGAAATTGCCAAAGGCGATCGCCAGGCTGTCGGCGGCGATATCGGGCATATCCTCGGCCTCGACCACCGGATAGCCGAGCAGGGTCGCCGGCTGGCCATTGGCCAGCGACGGCTGCCACAGAAACGCCCCGTCCGCCGTCTTGAACTTGCGGATCTGCGCCAGCGTCGCGCTGTTCATCACGAAACTGGCACCCTGCCGGTAGGCGGGCCGCAGCGTGTGCACCAGATCGACCAGCACATCCGCCCCGGAAAAATCCCCCGCCACGCCCGACGGCACATATTGCAGCGAGCCAAAGGCCCGGACATCATCGCTCTCGTCGGTCACCGCCGCATTGAGAAAGCCGCGCGGCTGGTTGACTCCGGAGCCGCTGATGAACGCAGCACCCTCCGCCCGGGCAAACTCCCGCGCGATCTCGTCGGCCAGCCAGGCCTCCACATCGAACGCCGCATCATCCAGCATCGCCTGCGACGCCGCGGGATTGGCATAAAGCTCGCCGCTCGGCGGCGCGATCTCGTTGAAATCCGGCGTGTCGGTTTCCGGACGACCCGCCGTCTCGCTCACCCAGCCCGACGGCGTGCCGCCGGTCGTCACCAGCTTGCGATAGCCAGCCGTGCCGGTCTGCACCACGGTAGCAATCGAGCGAATCGGCGAGATATCCTTCAGCGTCGCCCCGATCAGCGCATCAATTTCCTGCGGCACGGCAAAGCCGCCCTCGGGACCCGAAGCGCCGGAAAAGCTTTTCAGTTCGACCCCCGCCTGCTCGCCCCGGCGCAAATATCTGGCAACAAAATCCTTCGCAGCCGGCGAAGACGGCATCGCCTTCGCGCCATCAAGAGCAGGCCGCGCCGCAATCTTGCCGATCGCATCAACCTGCCCCTTCAGGCCATCAACATCACCGCGCAACGCCGCAATCGCCTGGCCATGCTGCTCCGTTTCCTCGGCGATCAGCACCGCATCAAAAGACGCCTCCAGCGGATCCGCCTTGGTTTCGAGTGGGTTTTCGGGAGAGCGTTCCATATCATTCCTTTCCTTGGGTTTTCCTTCAAACAAGCATGAGAATCGCGCGAAGCCACGAAGCGAGAGAGACCTCCTCCGTCTTCGCGGGAAAAATCAGGGTCGCTGCACCAGATGCACCCGCGCCAGCTCCTGCATCGGCGCCGTCACCAGCGAAATCTCCGCCACATCCAGCTCCAGCAATTCGCGGGGATTGGCACCGGCCGCCCGCTTCACCCGATAGCCAAAACTGAGCCCCTTCATCCCGGCACCGGCCAGCATCGCCGCCGCCTCCCGTCCGGCCCGCGTCGCGGTGGAAACCGTCCCGATCACCCGCAACCCGCGCCGGTCCTCGCGCACCAGATCCACCTGCCCGATCCGCCGCAACGGATCATGCTGCCACAATAGCGGCAGCGTGGTGCCTTCCGGAAACGCTCCAAAGGCACCGGGCCGAATAATATCCCCGCCCCGGTCCACCCGGTCAAAAATCGCGGCATAACCGGCAAAGCGCAGGGTGTTTGAGTGTTCCGTTCGCCCTGAGCCTGTCGAAGCACCTCTCGCGGCGATCTCCGTTCGCCCTGAGCTTTTCGAAGGGCGGTCCGTGGAGATATCCGTTAGTGGTGAGTCTGTCGAACCACGCCTCTCGGACGATAGGCGCCCTTCGACAGGCTCAGGGCTAACGGAAGCTCGCCCCATATTCACGACACCAGATGCCCCAGCCCCAGCCGCATCGCGATCCCCACCAAAAGCAGCGCCAGCACCGTCCGCACCACCCAGCGGATCACCGCTTTCCACGCGCTCGCCTTGGCATCGCGCCAGGCGCGGAGCAGCTCGCGCAATTCGTCGATATCATCCTGCGCCGTCGGATCGGCCAGCCCCAGCCGGTCGAGCACCCGCGCCGCCCCGCTGTCCGTCGCCTCCTCGACAATCGCCCGCAGCGTGACAAGATCAGCGCCATCACCCTCCGCCTGCGCCATCAGGCGAGCGAGCATTTCTTCGTTTTGCATGGTTGTTCCTTTTTTTAACCCCTCCTCTTCAGAGGAGGGGAAGGGGTGGTGGCGATGCGCCAGCATCGCTCGCGCAAGCGACTATTGCGCTTGCCGACAGGCCCCACCCGAACCCCTCCCCTGAAGGGGAGGGGTTTTAACTTTCCTCAAACCCCCAGCATCGCCCTTTTCTCGTCCTTCGACAGAAAATCCGCCTCGCAAACCTGCTTCCACAACCGCTCGCGATCCTCGGACAAAGCCGGGATCTGGTCGCGGTCGACCGCCAGCACGAGATCCGGCCACCAGCTCCGCAGCGCCTCGGCCAGGCCATCCAATATCTTCCCCGCCAGCGGCAGGATCGTCAGCCGCCACAAAGCCCGGTTGGCCTCGCGATAATTGGCGTAACTGTTGTCCCCCGGCAGCCCGAGCAGCATCGGCGGCACGCCAAAGGCCAGCGCAATCTCCCTCGCCGCCGCTTCCTTCAGCGCGACAAAATCCATATCCGCCGGGCTCAGGCTCATCGACTGCCATTTGAGGCCACCCTCAAGCAGCATCGGCCGCCCCGCATTGCCCGACCCGGCAAAGCTCGCTTCCATCTCCGCCTTCAGCCGGTCAAACTGCTCCCCGGTCAGCGCCGACCCTTCGACACCCGGATCATAAACCAGCGCTCCCGATGGCCGCGCGGCATTATCCAGGATCGCCTTGTTCCACTTCGCCGCCGCATTATGCACCGCCACCGCTTTTGCCGCCGCGCCCAGGCAACCGAGCCCATAATGGTCATCGGTCGGGTGAAAAGCCTTCAGATGGATGATCGCCGCCCGCCCCATCCCATCCTGCGCAGCAAAGCGCGTTACATGCTCGCCGGCCCGGTAGACATAAGCCACCGGCCAGCCCTTGGCATCCGGCTCCACCGTCACCCGGTCGGGCCGCAGCGCATAAAGCTCGTCCGGCTGCCCGTCGCCGCCGGCCATGACCTGCACATAGCCATTGCCGTGCAGCAGCAGATGCGCCGCCAGCGTCTCCAGCAAAGACTGGCCGGCGCTGCTGGTCTGCACCAGCGCCGCCACCCGTTCGTCCACCGGCAGCAGCGGCGCCCCGCCCACGCCCTCTGCCACAATCCGCACCGCGCGCTGGGCAATGGCATTCTCGACATAGGCTTCGCGCACCCGCCCCTCGTAAGAAAAAGGCGCGTCCCCCGAAAGAGCCACGCCACCATAAGTGCCGATATAGCTGCGCCCCAAAGGCGGCCGCAAAGAACCCCCCCCGCCCTTGAAGGCGAGCGCGATATTGTTCCACAATGTCATGTTATTTCCTTGGTTCCGCAAGATTGTGCTCCGCACTTGATGCGGAGCCCTCTCGGCGTTCAGTTTCCAACCTCCAGAGCTCCGCATCAAGTGCGGAGCACATAAACAATTACGTTCCGCTAAAGCATCGCTGCCTGCCGTGCCCCTGCGAAGTCAGGGGCCCATCTCGTGCACCGGTTTAGCTGCGCCTGAGAAGTGGCGAGCGCCTGTCTCAAATCTTGGCGCAAACCAGCACCATTGCGAATGACGAGAAGCCTCGAGATGGCCCCCTGCCTTCGCAAAGGCACCGTCACCGCACCCTCGGCACCCGTTCCGTCCCCAGCATCAACTCCGTCAACGCCCACACCAGCGCATCCGCCCGGTCCGGCGACCGCCCCGGCCCGGCATAGCCACCACCAATCAGCAACCCGCACAGCTCGTCCTCAAGCTGCGGAAACGCGCCAACATGATGCGCCCGGCCATTTTCATAAAGCGCCGCCACCGGTTCCGCCCTTGCCACCTTGCCGCGCGCAGCGTGAACCAGCCTGACCGGCAGCGAAATCTTCGCCGCGTGCAGCACCGATTTCACCATCGCCCCGCCCTGATTGGCTTCGGCAATCACCCGGTCTGCGCCCCACAAATCCGCAGCCCGCGCCACTGCCCGCGCCCATATCTCCGGCCGCGCCTTTTCCACGCTGGCATCGGCCACCACATAGGCCTCACCGTCCCGGCCCAGCCCGGCCACGACAATCCCGCAGGCATCGCCGCTAGTCGACACCGGCGGATCAACCCCGATGACAATACGAACCAGACCAGGCCCCCGTTCGTCTCGAGCGCAGTCGAGAGACCCGCTCGGCCTGGCGCCCGTGTCTCGACTTCGCTCCACACGAACGGCACCAACCCGGCACCCCTCAATCATCGCCCTGGTCCACAGCGCCCCTTCCAGATCCTCGATCAGCTCCCCGTCCAGCTCCTGCCGCCCCAGCCGGGTCCCGCCATAATCCGCAGCCATCGCGGTCAGAAACGCCGCCGGCAGATGCAGATCATTATCCTGCGTCCGCCCCCTGCTGATCACCACATCTTCGGCATCGACCAGCCCCCGCACCAGCGCCACCGGCCGCGGTGTCGTGGTCGCCACGATCTGCGGCCGGAAGCCAAGGCGCAGGCCCATTTTCAGATTGTCCCAGGCCGCTTCCGCCTGCCCGCAATTGTTCATCCACTTGGCAATTTCGTCGCACCACGAGTGACTATGCTGGGGACCGCGCAAGCCTTCGGGTTCCGCTGCCGAATAGAGATGCGCCTGCGCGCCACTTGCCCAGCTCAGCCGCTTCAGCGACGGTTCCCAGACCGGCCGCTGCTTCCGCGGCGCGATCGACAGCAGACCGCTTTCGCCTTCGACCATCACCGTGCGGGTCTCGGCATAATTGGCTCCGACCAGAGCAAAGCGGGCGCTGCCATCGCGTTCGGCGATGCTGCGCACCCATTCCGCTCCCGCCCGGGTCTTGCCGAAACCGCGCCCGGCCATGATCAGCCAGACCGACCAGTTGCCGTCCGGCGGCATTTGCTCGGGCCGCGCCCAGAACGGCCAGTAATGGAGAATGGCCTGCTGTTCCTGATCGCTCAGCGACGCGAAAAGCGCCTTGCGATGCCGCGGCTGCAACCGGGCGACACACTCCGCGTCGCTGCCTTCATTCGTCATTATCGGAGACCGGTGGTGTTTCCTCCCGTTCCCGCCCGAGCAGCTTCGTCCGCATATCCGCCAGTTTCCTGTCGAGATCGGCGCGCACCTGCTCTGGGTTGATATCCTCCTCCGCCGCGCGGATCAGCGCCACCATCTGCTTGTGGGCCAGCAGCAATTTGATCCCGACCCCGTCATTATAGTGTCTGACCGTCGCCACCTCTTTTCCATCGTGGAAAACGGGTTTCTCGACCCCGTTGCGCGCCCGCTCGAGCATATCCATTTCGAGCAGCTCGTAGCCCGCCGCCAGCGAGCGCATCCATGCCCGAAAGAAAGCCGGATCGCGCTCGCGCCACAGATAGACGGTCGATACCGCAACCCCGGCGACGGCAGCCGAATTCGCCACATGCGAACTGATCGCCAGCTCTTTCAGAAATTTCAGCTTGCGCCTGTCGTCAAACAATCCCCTGACTTCCGATTTTGCCATAGTTCACTCCGTACCGGATCGCCGCGAACCATCCGGACACAAAAAGGGCCTTCCGGTGCGAACGGCCCGGCCGTCTCGGCTGGATCGTTCAGAGCCGGTCGGCCCGAATCACAATTTCGCGATGTTCCTGATATGTACCTAAACAGCGTGACAATGGGCGTTTATATATTTTACAAACCCAGCAATAAAGCGAACAATCCCCGCATAAACCAGTAAGCAGCCGGAACGGTTAGCAGAAACACGATCAGGCCGAATATCAGCTCTTCTGGTTCTGGCGGGCACATAATACCCGATTACTAAACTGGCTTTGTGTAGGAAAGCGCAAAACAAAGAAGGATAAACAAATGAAATTGAAGTTTGAAAATTCCGTCTATATTTTGGAACTCGAAACAAGCGATGAGGCGGCGACCCTTCAAGATAAGATAGGTCGCCGCGTCACACTCAATAAGTCAGGTGTTTTTCAAGCCACTCATTCACAACCTTTGGCCCGAAACCGGTCCATGGATTCTTCAAAGTGATAACATAAAATGTGTCGTTATCATCTAGAATTGGTTTGAAAAAGGCGTGGACTTGTTCGACCGTGCTTGTCGTTTGAATCGCGTAGGACGACTCTGAAAGCATGGCATATGGGAATTCATCCCTAAGCTTTTTCGTGATGTTTGGGCGGGTAGTCTCTTTGTTCAAGTCATAGGTTACTAGATAGACAGCCATTACAATTTCCTTTTCAGGTTGTCGTAATCGCCTTGACGTTTCGCCTTTGAAGAGTAATGTAACCCTGCTATCTAGCTAACTCCACCGGCGACTACAGTTCGTTGGTGGATGAATCGGGAGCAGGTGTGGAGCCTGCTCCTTTTTCGTATCAGCTTCAGACATGTTCCCGTTCTGTCCCAGAGTCCAGAGCACGTTAACTATTTGACAATGAATCATTTTTCTTGTTGTATTATGGCAACACATAAGGAATGCCTTATATGTTGTTACTTTTGACTACTACCGGGCTTCTGCTTAACAATATTCTTTAGTCGCTCTCTCCAGTGCTTTTCACTTTCATCCGCCTCTAATTCGTGCGCGGCGTCTTTGAACTTATCTATTTGACTCTTGGAGTCTTTTTGTGATGTTCTGGCGGTCAT